AGGGACTCCTACAGACCAATCACCAGATACCCTGAAATCTATGGTGAACACTTTGAGCAGGGTAAAGGTCTTCTTTCAGAGGAGGGTCAAGGCTGGTCTTCACTGTATAAGAAACCAATGGGGTTACTGAATATATCAGGAATCCCTGCACTATATGAGGCATTGAGAGATGAGCCTATTCGTGATAATCTTATTAACACTGGTATGGATAGCGATAAAGCGGGATATGCAACACAAGCGATAGGAACAGCCTTGGATATAGGTGTACCGTGGGCTGTCATAAAGAAAGGTATGACACCGTGGATGAGTGAGTATGCGGCATCTAAGGCTAACCCGGCCAGCAAGGTTAACGCATCCCCGTCTGACCCTTCAAGGAGAAGGTTTATACAAGGCGCGGCAGGAGCAACAGCACTAGCAGCCACAGGGAAAGGGATGGAGTTACTACCAGCAGCGAAACAGGTTGCTAAGTCAGCCCCTAAAGGTTTTGCTGGGTTACTAGGAAAGATGACCGTATCTTTAAAGGGTATTGGACGTACCAGCGCTGCTGGCCCTGCTATTATTAAGTTTGGTGAGAAGTATGGCAGACTGGCTCATACACTTGGTCACATGAGAGGTAGCCATATAGACTCGATAACTAGCCCACATAGAGGGCCAAGTCCAAAAAGCACTGAAAAAGTTAGGGAAATATACAACCAGTATCAAAAACAATACCCGGTAGAAAAGTCGCCAAAATCAGTTAGGAAATATTTTGATGGGACTCACCCAGACCACACTTCAGAAATAGAAAGGATTAGAGAGCAGGTAATAGAAGACTTGGAAATATCACTTGGACGTGATATAGGTGTTGATATGGAGAAACCAGTATACAGGCCGGTAGGAAATGAGCGTGATGGTTATCAGCACTGGGTTCCTGACCATATCACCGCTGCTTTTGGACAATTAGAGAGAGCAAGACTTGATTATAAGGCTGATCCTGTAGGATTTATAAAGGCAATGGAATCTAAAATGGAAGAACTAAGGGTTTCTATTGCTCGCTCCTCAGGGCCACGACATCATGTTAGCCCCGAGCATAAACTATTCTCCTCTTCTCGAAAACAAATGGAAGACTACGACACATATCTTCACAAAATATATAAGAAGAAAAATCTTAAATTAAAAAATGACTCTGAACTACTCTCTCAGATGGAGCAATTCCTAAAAGAACTGCAAGGCGGTTAATATGACAGACAAACAAGACAAGTTCATTGAAGAGTATGTCCGTACAGGCAACGCTACCCAGAGTGCTGTCTATGCTGGCTATGCTGAGAAGAACGCCAATGTCCAAGGACATAGACTAAAGACTCAATTTAGAACAGAGATAGAGGATGCTACCTACAAGTCCCTACAGGACAAGATACCACAGGCATTAAGTTGGGTAACAGAATTAGCAGAGAACGCAGAGTCTGAATCAGTAAGACTTGGGGCCATTAAAGACATTCTTGATCGCGCTGGATTAAAACCAGTAGAGAAAATAGAAACCACAACCATAGAATCAATGTCTGATGAGGAAATCCAGAGAGAACTAGATGCCCTCAGAACAAGACATTAAGGAACTAAACCTACTACGAGAGAAGGAAAATAGGGCTGTATACAACAGAATCTCCCTATATGATCCCTATCCCTACCAGTTAGAGTTCCATAAGACTGGTTCTGATAGCCAGCGCCTACTCATGGCTGCCAACAGAATAGGTAAATCCTATTGTGGTGCAGCGGAGATGAGTTATCACTTAACAGGATTGTACCCTGAATGGTGGGAAGGACGTAAGTTTGATAAACCAATCACAGCATGGGCTGGTGGTGTGTCAAATGAAACCACAAGAGATATCGTACAAGCAGAATTACTGGGTTCCCCCGATGACCCCGAAGCCTTTGGCTCTGGTTCCGTTCCACGCAAACTTATAATAAAGACCGAACGTAAGCCCGGAGTACCAAATGCCAAGTCCGTAGCCCTCATACGGCACATTACTGGCGGGAACTCTTCTTTATACTTCAAAGCCTATGAGATGGGTGTTGATAAATGGCAAGGCAGATCAGTCGATGTAGTATGGCTGGATGAGGAGCCAAGCAGGGAACTGTACTCCCAGAGCGTAACACGAACGCTCGATAGGAGGGGGATGGTTTACATGACATTCACCCCGGAACAGGGTATGACTGAAACTGTAGCGAGTTTCATTAACCGTATACAACCGGGTCAGTCCCTTACCAATGCCACATGGGATCACGCCTCTGAGAAGGTAGCCTCTATGAAAGGGGAGAAAGGACACCTCTCAGAAGACGTAATGACACAGATTCTCTCTGCATACTCCCCACATGAGAGGGAAATGAGGAGATACGGCAGACCATCTATCGGCTCAGGTCTGATCTTCCCCGTTAGCGAAGAAGAATTAATGATTGATCCTATACAGATTGAGGATCACTGGCCTAGAATAGCGGCTATTGACTTCGGATGGGATCATCCTACCGCAGTTGTTTGGTGCGCGATAGATAATGAAACCGAAACATTCTACGTTTATGACTGTTATAGAGCATCTAAGGCTAGTCCGGCTGTTCACGCTGAGATCATTAAGATGAGGCCGCACTTCATCCCCATAGCCTACCCACATGACGGAAATCGCAGGGATAGCATGGGGAATCCGGGCCTAGCCGACCAGTATAGAGGTCATGGGTGCAACTTTAAACTGGAACATTTCACGAATCCACCTGCTCTAGGGCAGAATAAAGGCTCTAATTCAATAGAAGAAGGGCTTATGGCTATGATTCAATCTATGGAAGCAGGTAAGTTCAAAGTATTCTCCACCTTGCCCGACTGGTTTGAGGAGTTTAGAATGTATCACCGAAAAGATGGTAAAGTTGTTCCGTTAAGGGATGACATTATGAGCGCCACAAGGTATGCTTTTCAATCACAGCGTTATGCCATTGCTGGCGCTGACCCCGAATGGACTAGCGATCTAACTTATAGGAACTACGGAATTGTCTGACAAAGAAACAGAATTAACATCACGAATACAACAGGAGATTTCAGATTCTCTTGGGTATGATGGTGAAATATCTATACAGCGAGAGAAGGCTATAGAGTATTACTATGCCCTACCGTTTGGTAACGAGGTAGATGGTCGTAGTCAGTATGTTGACTCTACTGTACAGGATACTGTCGAGTGGATCAAACCCTCTTTGATGAGGGTATTCGCGTCTGGTGACGAGATGGTTAAGTTCTCTCCTCACGGGCCTGAAGATGTCCATGCGGCTAAACAGGCCACTGACTATGTTAACTATGTATTCAGTAAAGATAACCCCGGATGGGAAATCCTCTACTCATGGTTCCATGACGCTCTCCTCCAGAAGAATGGAATAGTAAAAGTATGGTGGGATGAGTACCCAGAGAAGCAGCGAGAAGAATACCACAGACTTACAGATATGGAGTATGAACTCCTTAGCGCAAGTAAGGATGTAGAGATCATAGAAGAGAATGAATACTACGAGGAAGTTACATACCACGATGTAGTCCTCCTTAGAGGATCGTACAACGGAAAGATTAAGATAGAGAATGTACCGCCTGATGAATTCCTTATCTCAAGAGAGGCCAAAGGAATACAGGACGCACGATTCGTCTGCCACAGGGTAAAGAAAACAGTTTCAGAACTAAGGCAGATGTACCCTGATGATGACTTTGATGTGGGCGAGTTAGGCGGGGGGTATAACGAAGAGTTATACAATGCGGAAAGAATTGCTCGTTACAGGTTTGATGACTCAGCCTCTTGGGGTGGCGGACTAAACGAGAATGGTGAAGAGGCTCTAAGAGAGTATTGGTTACATGAATCCTTCATCAGAACAGATTACGATGATGACGGTATCGCGGAATTAAGAAAGGTTTGTACGGTGGGAGATTATATATTCTCCAATGAGGAAGTTGACAAAGTTCCTCTTATTTCTATCACCCCCTTAAAGATTCCGCATAAGTTCTTTGGTTTGTCGGTTGCTGATCTAGTAATGGATTTGCAACTCATTAAGAGTACGCTAATGCGTAATCTAATGGACAACGCCTATAACCAGAACTTCGGTAGGTATGCAGTTCTTGAAGGTCAAGCGAATCTGGACGATTTACTCACCCAACGTCCAGGCGGTGTGGTAAGAGTTAAATCCCCACAAGCCGTCATGCCCTTGGCTACCCCTCCTCTCCAGCCTGAATCCTTCCAGATGCTTGGATATCTTGACGAGATAAGAGAGTCTAGGACAGGAGTAAATAAGAACACACAAGGTATCAACGCAGACGCTCTGACAAGCCATACAACGGCCACAGCAGTGAATGCGGTGATGACCAATGCCCAGTCAAGGGTAGAGTTAATTGCCCGTCAGTTCGCGGAGACAGGCGTTAAAGAACTGATGTATTGTATATACGAACTCCTGCTAAAGAACCAGGATAAGGAGCGGGTAGTAATGCTAAGGAACGAGTGGGTTCCTGTTCGCCCTGATATGTGGAGCGACAAAATGGATTGCACTGTTTCGGTTGCTTTGGGCAATGGCTCAAAGGATCAGCAGATGGCCCACCTTTCCCAGATGCTACAGTTCGCATCACAAGCAATGCAGGGTGGACTCCCCATCGTAACCCCAGAGAATATGTACAATCTAGGAGCCGCATTGGTTAAAGCAATGGGCTACCAGAATGTAGATGACTACTTAACTAAACCACCACCGCCTCAACCTAAACAGCCGACCCCAGAAGAGCAACTTGCTCAGATGGAAATGCAAGTCAAGCAGAAGGAGTTGGAGATCAAGGCG